TAAAAGAAAGGGATTTTGTTGCCAAACTTATTCATCTATCAAATCATTTTGATGTCGTACAACAACATCTTCCTACTACAATGGATATGCTGGCTATGCTATTGGCAATCATTCGTCCATCAAAGCGGTATCTCATTGGAAAGCGATGGCGTGAAATAGCTGATGAAATTTGGATAAAACCAAGTGAAGGTTATTACTTTAAGAAAGCGCATGCTTATGGATATGCGCAATTAGTTATGGTGCATATGAATTTGTTATGCGAGACGCTTAACTAATTGAACGACTCGTCTTTTAGTTCTGCGTTCTGCTAGTTTTGCTATACTGACAATGTGACCATGTTGTTCACGAATATCTTTTGTTGTTAGCGTAACTGTGCTGTAACGATATTTGTCCCATGTTCCCTTTAAAAAAATATTAATAGGTATAAGACGATTGCTTTCCCACCACCAAATATCAGCAGCTTCTAAAAAACCACGCTTATCTTCTTCAGTGCGTAATTTATTAAAAGCATACATTGAAACTATATCGTAGTCGTGATTTTGTATGATACCAATGTAATCGGCGGTTGGGTATTTTATATAAGAAAGGAACGGATATTGTTCAAGCATTTGTTCAAGTGAAATCATAATAAATATTCAAAAAGGTCCATTAAGTTGCAACAAATTTACGGTTATTTATATCCACAAATTATAAATGTTGTTAAGAACAGTGACCTTACGCTTGACAGGGAGAATCAGTTGTTTTACGCTAAGCCACTTCAAATTTATAAAGGTGTAGATAACAGATTTAAGTTCGTTATCAAAGACAGCGACCAAAAACCTGTGAGCCTTTTACAAAGCACAGTTTTATTTAATTTAATTGATCCAACTACAAAAGAATTAGTGTTTAGTCGCCTTTTAGATTTGGTTTATACGTATGATGGCATAGCAACTTGCCTTATAGAAGGTAGTTTATTAGATAATATTAATGGCGGTCTTTATAATTATAGTATTGTAATTACCAATGGTGAAGGTCAACAAGAAATTGTATTCAGTGATGACAATTATAACGCGCAGGGTCAAGCACGAGTGCTTGATGCTGTTTATCCAAAATTTACACCTAGTTATAGCGCAAATAATTTTGCTTATACAAACAACAGCGACACCAATTATCTAAATGTTTGTTATACAAGTAGTTTCTTAACAGCAAATTATGTCCGTGGAAGTGCAGTATTCCAAACTGTGCAATATCAAGGCAATGCTTTTACAGGTAATGTAGAATTACAAGCAAGTTTAGATTCAAAAAGCACAGTTGACAGCAATAGCTTTACAACAGTCAATACTGTAACACTTTCTAATTTTACTGGAACTAATTACTTTAATTTTCAAGGCAAATATCGTGCTATCCGCTTAAAGTTAACACAAAGCAGTGGTGCTTTAAATTACATATATTATCGTCCTTGACAAAATGTAATAAATCTGTTATATTAGTTTAATGGAAATTACAGACCAAATACTGAGCAATTTGCCGTGGAAGCGCAAAACTACTCCTAGCGGATGGATTAGTTTTAATGCACCATGCTGTGCGCATTTGGGGCATGGTGCTGATACACGTGGTCGTGGCGGCGTTCATCCAACACCAGAAGGCGGCATAAACTATCATTGTTTCAACTGTCATTACACATGTAATTGGCAACCAGGTCGTCGTCTATCTTATAAGATGCGCCGTTGGATGTCTTGGCTTGGTATGAGCGAAGATATTATTGGTCGTCTTGCACTATTTGCAATAAGCCAAGAAACAACAGAACCAGTTGTTATTGAACCACGTGAGTTGCCAACTTATGAACCACGTGAACCATGTCCTGGTCGTCCTATCACAAGTTGGTTAAACGATGGTTATATTAATGAAGAAGATTACAATAGTTTGGAAGCTGCTATTCATTACCTCGATGCTCGTGGCTTTAGTGATAAGCTGCATGAGTTTTATTGGACAGATGATGCGTCATTGCGTAACCGTGTGTTAGTTCCGTTTACTTGGAAAAATAGACCTATGGGTTTTAGTGGGCGACTGTTTGAAGATGGTAAAAAGAAAATCAAATATTTTTCTAACTATCCAAGCAATATGGTGTGGGGATATGATCGTCAGCATCGTGATGCAAAGTTTTGTATTGTTGTTGAAGGTTTGCTTGATGCTGTAGCAATTAACGCACTTGCAATCTGTAGTAATGAAGTAAATGATGAGCAAGCGCAAGTTATTGAAACACTTGACCGTGATATCATTGTTGTGCCTGATCGTGATAAAGCTGGCATGGCAATGGTTAATGCTGCACTAAAATATGGTTGGGGAGTAACATTTCCTGAATGGGAAGATGGTATCAAAGATACAGCAGATGCAGTTGCCAAGTATGGTCAACTGTTCACTATGCGTAGCATTTTGGATAGTGTGCAGACAAATAGTTTAAAAATACAACTCCATTCTAAAAAATGGTTTTGACATTAGCATGACAAACGGATATAATTACTAGATGGCGAAAACTTATGACGCAGCAGTTCAAAAATTATTCATCGAAATGATGCTTGCTGACCCACAAAGTTATGTGCGTGTCCAGAATATCTTTAATCCAAATAACTTTGACCGTAGTTTGCAAAGTGCTGCAAAGTTCATTAAAGAACATTGCGAAAAGCATGTTATTATGCCGCTGCACGAACAAATTAATGCTGCAACAAGCAATAGTTTCCAACCAATAACTGGTATGACAGAAGAGCATACTGGTTGGTTTTTAACCGAGTTTGAAGGATTTACTAAACAAAAAGAATTAGAACGTGCAATTCTTAAAGCTGCTGACATGTTGGAAAAGGGTGACTTTGATCCTGTTGAGAAGATTATCAAAGATGCTGTTCAAATCAGTTTGACCAAAGACCTTGGCACAGATTACTTTGAAGACCCCGTTGCTCGTCTTACAAAGATTAAAGATAACAATGGTCAAACCAGCACAGGTTGGAATACACTTGACCAGAAATTGTATGGTGGTTTTAATCGTGGTGAATTAAACATCTTTGCTGGTGGTTCGGGTTCGGGTAAGTCACTGTTCATGCAGAATATCGCATGTAATTGGGTATTGGCTGGTCTTAACGGTGTTTATATTACACTTGAATTGAGTGAGGAATTAACTGCTATGCGCATCGATGGTATGTTGACCAACACACCATCCAAAGATATTTTTAAAAGCATTGAAGATATTGAAGTTAAAGTCAAGATGCTTGGTAAAAAGAGTGGTCGTTTACAAATCAAATATCTACCAGCACAAAGTAATATCAATGATGTTCGTGCTTATATCAAAGAATTACAAATTCGTAGTGGACGCCGTGTTGACTTTGTTATGATTGATTATCTTGATTTGCTTATGCCAGTTAGTGCAAAAGTTAGTCCGAGTGATTTGTTCGTCAAAGACAAATATGTCAGTGAAGAAATTCGTAACTTTGCAAAGGAAATGGACATTTTGCTTGTCACTGCATCACAGTTGAACCGTGCATCCGTAGAAGAAGTAGAATTTGATCACAGTCACATTTCTGGCGGTATTAGTAAAATTAATACTGCAGATAACTTATTTGGTATCTTTACAAGTCGCAGTATGCGCGAACACGGCAAATATCAATTACAGCTAATGAAGACTCGTTCGAGTAGTGGCGTTGGTCAAAAGATTGAACTTGAGTTTGATATTGATAGTTTGCGTATTCGTGATTTGGCAGAAGACGCCGAGTATCAACAGTTCAAGAAACAAAGCAGTAGTATTTTTGCAAGCATCAAGAGTGGCAGCAGTGTTAAGCCAACTACAGAAGCAGTGCCAGAAGATCAACCAGGTAAAATTGTTGCTGATGTTAATAGTAGTGCACTAAAACAAATGCTAAACAATCTTAAGCAGAAGAGTTAAACTTTTCTAGCTTTAATGTGCGCACATTTTGACATTCAATATACTGACTGCCGTTGCTAGTCCTTACTTTTCCAACGCCGCAAACAACATCATAGTCATGATATGCTACTGGACCTTTGACCAATAAGTCAATATATTTTCCGTTGTCAATTCCGAGTGTAAGAAAGGTAATGTACTTCCCGCCTTCTCCCTTAAATACACGACCATTGGCAACAAGACCAGCAAATTCAAAACGGTCCAGATATTGATTAGCACAATAAAAACCTGGTAAAAAAGCGGCATCACCCCACCATCCATATTTTCTATATTCATATATAGGATCATTTAGCAAACTATAATTATATCCTAGTTCACGCAAGTCCCAACCAGCACGTTTTGCTTCGCACTTATAAACCCAACGGCGATAACTGCCTTCGCAGTGTTTCAAACATGCTGCCCAAAATGCTTTTGGATTATGTGTTTTTTGATATGCTAATGCCCATATCAATCTACCAAGATTTACAGCATGTGCACGACACAGCCCAAAATTACCAAGTTGATAAAGTTCATCTATAATCTCACCTTTGTTTGGGTGTGTGCCCATACGATGCATAAACTCATAAACTTTTTCTTCATTCTTTTTAGCAAATGCACGACGATACATATCTGCTTCATAGATATCACAACCAATAAGTTTGCTTATTTTTTTGATAGCATCATCTTCGTAAACAATACTTTCTTCTAGTCTCTTTTCTGTCCAATCATGAAAGAAACTGGCTTTCTGGCGACCCGTTGTAGCAACAGGACGTATAAGTGCTGTTGCAAATACACAATCGCTGCGTGACTTTGGTTGTATTGCACGGAATAATCGTCGCATTGCAGGTGATTCGCCTTGCGTTACACCTAACACATCGCCGTTGCATAGTAGTCGTATAGTATCCTCATCACAATCAGGATAATCTTCCAAACCCATATTAGGTTCTATTTCATAAAGTTGGCTTAGCCCACGATTGGCTAACACATCAACTTTTAAGTGTTCAAGGTCTTCTACTTCATGCTTGTCTAATAATATCTGATTATCAGCATTTATTAGACTTTTAGGTAGATTGTGTTTGAACACAAGTATGCCACCACAGTGTTTTGAGATGGCGCGTTTCTTGCCAAGCAACTTTTTTTCAATACGAATGGCCTCCCCTATGTCAATATCAAGATCATCATACTTAAAGTTGCGAGGCAATCTGCCAGTAGCACCAAGCCGACGAGCGGCTTCACGCTTGGCACTTTTTTCCTTAAATGTTACATAATTACTAATTCTTGCACTTTTGCCAGGCCAGCGTTTGAATATACGTTCCATAACGATACTCTGTGCCCAGTGTGGATAGTCAATATCAATATCTGGCAAATCATCACGGTGTGGATTTAAGAATCGTGATAGTGGTATATCCCACTTTATAGGATCAACATCTGTAATACCAAGTGCCCAACAAACTAAACTGCTGCCTGCGCTACCACGAGTCATGTGCGGCAGGTCAGCAGTCATATCTAATATTTCGCGGATTTGTAAAAAGTATTCTGTAAATCTTAAAGCCAGTATGATTTCTATTTCTTCGACAAGCCGTTCGCTATAAACCGTATCATCTGGTATTGTTCGTCTAAATTGTTTTAATAATGATTCACATTGTGCCTGTGCGTTATTTGGTAATTTCATTTATTGCCTTTGATGCCTGTGTGTGCCTATAATATAATTTATGCTTTTAATTATCGTAAATAAAAAAATGATAAACTACCAAGATATAAAACATTTGCATATGGAGTTTAGTAGTTTATGCAATGCAAGATGTCCACTATGTCCTAGAAATTTATATGGTTATCCATATAATCGTGGTTATGAAGAAACTAGTTTGTCACTAGAATTAATAAAAAAATCATTAAGTCCGCAGTTTATAAAACAATTACATATGATTTTAATAAATGGTAACTTTGGTGATTTTACTTCTAACTTAGAAAGTTTAGATATTATAAAATATTTCAAACAACACAATCCTAGTTTATTTGTGCAAATAAGCACAAATGGTAGTGCTAGAAATGTTGAGTTTTGGAGTGAGTTAGGCAAAATAAAAAATATTAAGATAGAATTTTGTTTAGATGGGCTAGAAGATACACATCATTTATACCGCCAAGATACTGACTTTAACAAAATAATTGAAAATGCTCAAACATTTATGTCAACTGGTGGTATTGCAATATGGAAAATGATTAGATTTGAACATAATAAACACCAAATTGAAGACGCAAAACAGCGAAGTATAGAATGCGGTTTTCGTGGTTTCAATTTAGAAGATCATGGACGAAACAGCGGACCTGTATTTGATAGAAAAGGTAATTTAGTTCATGTCATGGGTGATTGGAAGGCACATACTAGTTTATCAGAGATTCTTGAATTTCATGCCAACACAGAAAATACATTTACATATCCACCATATGATCCAAACAGAAAGTTAAGTTGCTTTACAAAGAAAGAAAGATCAATTTATATTGCAGCAGATGGTCGTGTTTATCCTTGTTGTTATATGGGTTTTTCGCCACATTCCTATAATAAAGGATGGCATGGTTTTGTTAATAAACAAATAGCACCTATAGTTAAAAATAACAACTTAAATGAAAACACATTACAAGATGCAATTTCTTGGTTTACTCAAGTAGAATCTAGTTGGTCTAAAACTAACGTAAAAGATGGTCGTATTATACAGTGTGATATAGCATGTGGTAAATTAGAAAGCACCTAATTACCCATAAATAATAGCGGAGTATCGTAATTTGCGCAAACAATCTCGTAGCATTCTTGATGAATTAAGCCATATGGCAATAGGTAAAGACACAGGATTTGTTTTAGAAAGTCGTGCTAACCACATTATTAATAGTGCTATTAATTTAATTAACCAACTCCGTGAAACATATGATACCCCAGAAGCAGATGAACTTGAACGCAGATTGTTAAACAGTATTCGCACACAAGAACCAGCAAAATTTGTGCGTGGTTTGCGCAAGATTAACGAATCCAAATAATATCATATATGTTAGGTTTTTTACTAAACACATAAATACTCTTAGCGTAACAAAAACGCAGATTTTTTGGAGTTAATAAAATGGCAGATTTTTATCGTGTAAATGGTAACGTTGGCGTTATCGGTGATGGTAAGGGCTTTGTTACAACTGCTGCTGGTGCAAGTTTCATCGGCAAGTTCCCAGTTGCTCTTGCTTTATATATTGCAAGTGGTAGCAACAGCGCACAAAACCTTGCAAGTGAACTAGGTGTTAACTATGCAGTTGAAGGTATCTTCAAGGCAATTAGTGCAAACACTACTGTTCTTGCTTACCAAGTAGAGCCAGGTTCAAGTGGCAACATCAGCGTTCTTCTCGAAGGTGCTGCTGGTCTAGGTTCAACTGATAGTGCAGTTGCTTCAACTGTTCAAAGCATGATCCGTAACGGCGGTAACGGTGCTGGTTACTATGGTAACAACAGCGTTGACGCAACTGGTTCAGTTGTTGTAAACCGTGGTTTCAAACTATCATTCACTTAATAGTTGAAAAAATAAAGATATTAAAAGGCGGTATTTTTACCGCCTTTTTTTATTGTCTATATAATAATATGATACGTTGTTTTACACTATTTGATTTAGGGACCGAACAAAATCCAAGTAAAAATTGGACATCATTATTGCAATCTATAAGTCTTTATGATGATTTTGAAGTTATAAATTTACCACGCAAAGTTTATAGAGAGATTGCAAATTTAGATTTTGGAGAATCATTTACTGGATTTCAAAATGTATGGTTGTTTGACTTTATTATTAAGAGTAATACAAATATAAATGACTTATCTAAAATAATACAACACTTACCAATTATATGCGGACTTAATGAAACTGTCAAGTTGCCATTAAAATGTGCGCTTACAGATTCAGAAAATAAAAATATCAGCTTTTTATCATTAAACAACGGTAATAAATAATTCTGCTACGGTGGGAAGGCAGATGAATACTCAGATATATTCAAATGAAAGAGAAAGTTTGGAAGCGCACGTCGACCTTTGTGCCGAGCGTTACAATAGGATGGATGAAAAAATGGATACTATGGAACTTAGACTTGCAAAAGTTGAAACCATAGTCAGCGAAATTAAATCTATGTTAATCGAAAAAGAAACTTTGGCTTATAAAAAACTCGTTGGCATTGGAATTGGCATAATTGGCTCATTATTAACTACACTAGTAGGACTTGTAATTTATATTGCAAAATCGCATGTATAAATTGACAGTGGTTATATATAGTAATATAATAACCATATGACTAATGAAAAACAAAAATTCAACAAAATTAAAAATTTCATAACTGATTCTTACAATAATTTACCAAAACAAGGTGTAATTATTGTAAAATCAGTTAGGAATGGGTTTATGGTTAATAATATATCTATTAAATTAGTTGATAATATTTGGGAAGTATCTAAAGAAGGTAATATTTTAAGTCGTTTTAGACAGCGGCGCACTGCAGTTATTTTTGCAGCACTAGTTTATAAAAAGCGCAGTATTGATAGTAAAAAGTTGGTTGGTCTAGATCAATTTTTAGATATCTGTTTAGAAGATAAAAACACTTTTTCATTAAGATTAAAGAAAACTGATAATCCAGTATATGCAGATAGACTTAGTAGAACAGAAGTTGAACTTGATTTATTAGAACAACAATTACAAGAATTAGAAAAAAGTCTGTCTTTGCAATAAATAACTAAAAGCAAGGACAGTAAAATGTTTGTAAAAGAATTTAACAATTGGTCATCTGCTGAACTTAATCAGCAATTAGCCAAAGTTTACAAATGGCATCTTAATTTAGCAAACTTATCAGAAAGTAATGCTAATGAAATGCTATCTACATTAAGAAACAAAATGGGCACTATTCGTAAAAGCTCTCAAGCACACCATGCAGAACGCAATCCACAATATATGGAAGCAGTTATAGTTACTAAAGTCCTTGAAACTTGGAAAAATGAAATGGCACACGGTCGCAAAATACTTGGTGAAAAGATGGCTGCAATTAATGAATATTGCACTACACAGTTGAATGAACGTGAATTATCACCATCAGAATTAAAAAGCCGTGAACATTATGTAAAGTCACTTAAAAAGCGCAGCGGCGATTTTGAAAAGCGTTATGGCAAGCGTGGTAAAGAAGTTATGTATGCTACTGCTACTAAGATGGCAAAGAATGAAAGCATTAACTTACCACCAGCATTAACTGAAGGTGAAATTGAAGCAGCACGTGTTACTATGGCTGCTCGTGATCTTGCAGACAGCGTTCAAGATATTGTAGAAAAAATCAGCGATATGCAAAATGAGCAATTGCCAGCACTTGTAAGTGCTATGAAAGATGAAATCGGTATGGATAAAGCCGAATCATTTAAGAATAGTGTAAATGAAACACTAGCAAATCTACTTCAAACAGCAAACACAGCACGTGATACACTTGATAATGCAAGTCGTGGTGTATATGGTACAGACCAACTTGGTATGGAACCAGATATGGGTGGTGACATGGATTCAAAAATGGATGTAGGCGCTGACACTATGCCTACTGATACTGCTCCAACTCCTCCACTAGGTAGCGATGAAGACCTAGCAACGGCTGATACTGCTGCGGGTGGAACTGCTGAATTAGGTCGCGGCAAGAGAGCCTAATATGAAATTACTGGAAGTTGCGCCAGATTTTGTTCGTAGTCAAGTTGGAACACTTATGACTATATTACAATATTTGCAAAGTAAAACAGAAACTGGCACAAAAATTCCTATGCAAAATATTACTAATTTAATGAATAACGCTGGTTATCCTTTTGACTGGCGTGCTTTAGAAGGTCTTAAAAAGAAATACAAAGCACTCGATGAATTAATTGGTAACTTTGATGAAAATAGTTTAACGCTTGGCAAAAGCGAAGATGAAGTTGGCGATGATATGGACGACGACATGAATGCTGACCAAGAACCAATTGGTGATTTGGATAATGCTTTAGGTTCAGAACCTATGTCTGAGCCTAGTTCAACACCAAGTGAGCCAGAAGTTAATATTGGTGATGGACGTAATCCTGAACGTTCAACAGTTGATAAAATGGCTGCAAGAGCAGCACGTTTTTAATCTAAATACACTATGCGCATAGGTGATTTAGAACAACTTACAAAATTTCATGATAAGTTAAATCCTGATTTATGGCAAAACAATCGCCTTAAACCAGAAGTTCGTCTTGCTCTTTTTAAGATTGCAAAAGCATTTGTTGATTTTATTAATATTCCTGATTTACAACTTACCGATATTACTGTAAGTGGCAGTAATGCTAGTTACAACTATAACAGTAGCAGCGATATTGACTTACATCTTGTTGCTGATGTAAATGGACCATGTGAAGAAGACCTTGATCAACTTTTTCTTGCAAAAAAAGGCGCATTTAATGATCAACATGATATTAACATTTATGGTCACGCAGTAGAAGTTTATGTTCAACGCAGCGATGAAAAACATATTAGCAATGGCATTTATAGCGTTTACAATAATAACTGGATTAAATTTCCAAAAACGTTAGTTGCTAATCCTGATACAACAAATATACAAGATAAATTTGAAAATCTACATGCTGAAATTGATCAAGCCATAGAAAGCGGTGACCGCCATACAATTAAACGATTAAAAGAGCGAATTAGAAAGTTACGTCAGAGTGGTCTTGAGCGTGAAGGTGAATTTGGTGTAGAAAATCTGGCTTTCAAACTACTGCGTAATGAAGGCGATTTAGATAAACTTAACGATGCTCACCTACAAGCCGTCGATAATGATTTAAGTTTGACAGAGGGTAATGCATTTAGTGGCGCATTACGAACAGCACGTGAAAAAGGTTTAGAATACTTTATAGTGGATGGCAAAAAATATAAAGTTAAAAAATCCATGCAAAAAGTTACAGAAGCATGGACTAAGAAATATAAAAAAAGTATAAATTGCAGCCATCCAAAAGGTTTTAGTCAAAAAGCACACTGCGCTGGTCGCCGTAAACGTCAATCTGGTGGAAAAACAAAGAGTAAAAGTGTGTCCTAAATAAAGTTGGAGTTATAAATGTTTACTGCTACTACCGCAAGAAGCCAAACTGTATCAAATTCAATAAGCGAAACTGAAATTGCGCTTATAAACCTTAATATTATTAGTGCGGTTACTGCTGGTAATGTTACAGCAACCCTTACTAAAACTACACAAACTACATTAAATGGTAATGTTATTATTGGCAGTCCTATGACTCTTGACCAAAATTATTATACGGCATGGCAAACTTCAGTTTCAAATGCTTATGCGACAGGATTAATGCAAACAGTGCTTGACAACTTTGCCCGTTTAGGTTATACTATTAGTAGAACTTCAACAGACGGACAACATATCAATTGGCAAATATCCTGGTAAAACACAACCAACAATATAATTATAGTGAAATTAAACGTAAAGAAACAGACCAAGGTCGTAGATATCTTACACCTGCTGGCGATGTTGTGCCATCTGTTACAACCATTTTAGATAAAACTAAAACAGAGGAAAAAAAGAAAATATTGCACGAGTGGAAACAGCGGGTAGGTGTAGAAAAAGCACAACAAATTACAACAGAAGCCGCTGGTCGTGGAACCAGTATGCACAAACAGTTAGAAAACTGGCTTGAACACGGTGAATTAAAAACTGGTAGCAATACTGTGCACCAACAAGGCGCAAAGATGGCTACAGTAATTGTAGAAGAATATCTAAAAGGTCAATTACAAGAATATTGGGGCATGGAAACTGGGTTATATTATCCACAACTTTATGCTGGTACCACTGACCTTGTTGGTGTTTACAACGGCAAACCATCAATTATTGATTATAAACAAACTAATAAACCAAAAAAAACTGAATGGATTCATGATTATTTTATGCAAGGTGCTGCTTATGCTGCTGCTCACAACGAAGTTTTCGGTACGGATATCAAACAAATAGTAATATTAATGTGCAGTAAAGATTGTGAACCACAGCGTTGGATTATCAAAGGTGATGATTTTGATAACTGGACTGCTGCATGGTGGGATAGAGTTTGGCAATTCTATGCGGATAAACCATAAATATCTCTATTAGTGAGAGATATG